CCTGAAGCGACCCGCCGACCTTAAGCAGCCCGCCGACCTCTACTGACTCGTTGGTAACGATACTCCCTGGATAGTAATGCCATCCACCTCGATCCTCTACCCCTGGATAGTCTTTGTCTATGATCATTTTTTCCCCCTGTTAGGAATCCGAGGGTCCAATTCCTTCCGTAACTTCTCGAGGGCTTTATGACGCTTCCCGTCCCAGTCCCCGAACTTCTGAATAGCTCTTTCGAGCGCCCGAATGGAATCCTCAACTCCTCGTCGGCTCTTCTTCATCTGGTTTCCTTCCCTCCTGTAAGATTCTTTTTATGAATCTCTATGATGAAATTGTATAATATAATGGAAAGAAAGTCAACTACTTTTTTGGCAATTTCAAAAATATTTTCACTGGATTACTCTGAGAAAAGTTGTATAGAAGATACAACTATCTTTACCTTTGCACGCACCTTCCCTTCCTTATCCTCCCACTTATCCTGTTCTAGTCGCCCCTCTATCTCCACACCCTGTCCTGCCTTCAAACGGTCAGAAAGCTCCTTTGCAGACTCGCCGAACTTCACGACCTCAAACAAGGAACTCTTCATATGACCCTTGCGGGTATGCTTGTGAGATAGAAAGAACTGACAAAGTGGACATCCTGCATTTGTGACACGCAATTCGGAATCCCACACTAAATGGCCCCGAATTTTCACCTCGTTTAACTCATCGTCCTTCCACATATGATCCTCCTACTTACGAAGCTTTGACAAAAACTGTTCAGCAGATAACTGAGCCATCTTTTGTAATTCATCTACAGGCTTAGTAACTCCCGCAACAGACGTAGCTGTTTCATCCCCTTTGTCTTGCGGACCTGGGAACCCCTTGGCAGCCACCTGAGAATAATAATCCAAGACAGATTCAGTAGGCAGCAGTCTCTGCGCCTGGTAACAGTATGTCTCCGCCAGCATAAAGTGATCCGCAGAGTTCTCTTCCCACGAATAATATGACTTCTCTGGATTGTTCTCATTCACTACCAGCACTCTGGTCGAAGCTTGCATCTGTGACCAGTACCGCCCTCCCACGATCACCTCACAACCCTCAGGATTCATGACAGCGTACCGTTCGAAGGACGCTTTCAATCCATCAATCGCCGCAGTTCTATCCTCATTCAGTACTCGATCATCCCGATTGACACGGAACTCCAAGAGGGCATGTTGGAATCGTGAGGAATATACATTCTTGAAATCACCTTTCAACGAAGCAATCTCATGTATCTCGGGATCTGCATCAACAACGCACACCCGGGGGTTCCACTCGCGAATTGTCTGCTTCAACAACGCGAAACTTGGAAGCTCCATAGCCGCAACTAGCCTTCCCACTACGATTCCATGTTCATCACGAAGTCGCTCCCGAAGTACAACAGTCAGTACACTTCCTACATCAACACCCATGAATAATGGGCCTCGCACTGATGACCTCTCAACAGGATACTGATACGATACCTGGACCCCCGTGAGTAGATTGATAGAAAACTTTGCACCCTCGGAAGTGTAAGGAAGTCCCAAACGAGAATTGTAAAACAACTCCTTCTTCTGAGCATTTGTAGAAGAATCCTTCCATGTACTCACTAACTCTCGCAATGTAACCGTAGGACTGATTGTTGGTGCTACGATCCTCCCTACCCACTCCCTTCCTGGATGCTCCTCAACATATTCACCCCGAGAAAATCGATTGACAGGTTTCCCACACTTCGGACACATAACACGAGGCTCATCGAACTCTCCGCATTTCTCATCACGGAGAATCCACTCTTGTTCCCCTACCTGTCGTACAACTGACTCAAAGAACCCTGGAAAAAACTGATAGTTACAACTCTCACATTTGATTGTCCACCGACCTTTTGTGCTTACTTGGATTCTTCCATCAATCCCTCGACCCTCAATGGTTGGAGTCGAAATCTCCCGATGGAACTTGTGAGGACTAGCAGAATATCTATCAGGTAACAAAAGAAGATTCCTCTGATTACATCTGTCCTTCTCATCAACATACGCTGAATCGATTGGTATCTCTACGAACTCCTCTTCCACATTGGAGCCCACATATACAATCTGCCCACGACCCAACTGTTTCAGTGACACCCGACTAGTACCAGCTGCCTCCTGTACCATCCGTGCGTACGCTGGAACTTTCCGTATGACAGTATCGATACGAGAGTTTACGAATCTATCACGCCCTTTGTACTTCGGCAGGATATACATAACAATGAAGCCGAGCTCAGCGGCTTCATAAAAGGAACCTATGATGAAAAGCTCCGACAAACCATGCTGCACAGGCTTCATTACAACCAAATTATGATGTGAGAGGAAATCCCGGTACAATGCTGCCAAGTACCATCTGTCTTTGAAGCTCATCCGATCCCCTCGGATATTTCTATGGTACGTTGTTGCCCAATACAAAATCGGAGCTTTCTGTTTCAATAGATCCTTGACATCTTGATCCTTCAGAGTAATCTGTTCAGCTAGATGCTGGACATTATCCATTGCCCTCCTCCTCGGAGACCAATTCATCGAAAACTTCAGATTGAGATACAGTCATAAACTGACGGAAGAATTCATCCAAAGGCTTCCATACAATAGGAACTCCTCGTACCATTTCACTGGAAGAACGTATATTCGTCTTACATAAGAGCCATGCTTCCAATACAACTCCTAGTGTATAATCACTAATGGCTTTGGTACCAATACTCTTACTCTTGGACACAAGAATACCCTGCCAATCACTGAACAGGGCTTTGACAACATCATCTGTAACAACAACAGGACTTCCTGGTACAACTGATGCGTTAACCCGCTTCTTCGCTTCTACGAAGACCTCTGTAGAAAGTGTATACACGCCCAGAAGGATCTGCCTGGCAGCCAGCTCAATCTTCCTCAATCTCCTGGCCGTCTTGTCCTTTCTCCGCTCTCTTCTGCTCATCCTTCTCTCCTTGATCCCGGGGAGTCACGTCAACGAGATCCTCTAACAACTGAATTTCGTCAAGACGATCCCGAAGCTTCTTAACATCAACACTCGCCTCAGCTTTCACGACTGCACGAGGTGATGAACTGTCACCAGTTCCCGACGAAGCCGATGTAGTCACACGTAGGTTAAGAGTTCCTTCAACATCTACTCCCAGAACATTCATGATGGTCTTCCTGATAACATCAGCATTCTTATCATTCACTTCCAAATCTAAGAGCTCGTAGAGTTTCTGGAAAGCCTTCGCCTCAAGAAGCCGCATCCGCTCCATCAGTATGGCATTCTGCTTTCTTCTGATAATCAGATAATACTTAAGAATCTTCGGGTTCTTTTTCCACTCTGAGACTCGAGTACTTCCCACATGAAAAATCTTTGCCCACTCCACATTTGTACGAAACTCAGTAGCCCATCGAAAGGCAAACATACGGTGTTTTTCTGGGAGAAGAGGAAGTTCGGGATCATCCTGAGAATACACGGAGGAAAAGATCCTCTCCATCTTCTGTTTGAATTCCGGGGAAGTGTCTGGTAGAACATCGAGTGGAGTCAACTCCTTACTATCTGACATCATACACCCTCAAGATTAAGTAGTTTGAGAAACCGCTTTGTCTTATTTGCATCCAATACAATAACACCTTCCCGAGTATGATCATCCAAGGTTATTGTTATAGCAAGCTCACATTGTGTGTACACATCATTCTTATCAGCAGATAGGGACTTCAATATTGTGACCTCTAACTCCCCTCGGATATCAATTACGCGGGGCGGCTGAGTGGGCACGGACTGAACGGGTGGATCCTTCTTTTCTTGACTAGGAACAGAAGTATTGATGGGATCAGACATTCTTAATCCTCCTCCGTTCATATGCTTTCAAGCTCCGGAATCCTCCCTTAAATCCTCGACCCCGAAGATCCCGTACGAACCATCGGTGCAGAACATATCCATGAAAGGATATCCACTGTTTCAACTTGCAGTCACCCTGTGCATTGACCTTACCAGCTTTCCGAACTCCCACTACATCTACACGTCTACAATAGGGTGAGTCCACAAACTTCGCTTTGGCAAGACACAAGGGCTCTTCATCCCCAAACACAAGTAGATGGGTACAGCCACGACACACCACCTTACGCCGCCTATGTTTCTTCTGCATACAACTCCCTCACACGTACAAAAAAGAACAGGGGATTCGCGTAGGAATCTCCCGGTTGTTTGACCTCTCGGCTCTGTTCCGAGAGACTTGAAGAGGATGCTTTCGTGGGCCGTAAGCATCATTCATGCCCAGCACTCCGCTCCTCCCCTGTCCTAGAATTACAACACGAAATCTTCGACTTGACAAGAACCTCAAACGCCCTCCACTCCATGATCACTATAGGGTTCCTGAACGATTTCCTCTTATGAACAATTACCCAATCAGTGCCCGGTCTAGTATTATTCTGAACTTGCATTATTGTACTCGGAAGTTCCAGGGACTCGGTAGATTTGCATTCAAAGGAAAAGGGTAACAAACTCTGCACCTGAGAAGTTCTAAAAACAATATCAGTACCGGCTTGCCCCATCTCCCGAGAATGAATAGGGCATAGATCATCAGATTGTACGAATGACACTCCTACCAAAGAAGCTAGTCGAGCACACACCCAGTATTGTAACGCCTTCCCTTTATCCTTTGCAGAGGACGTCGATATCTTCTTCACAGCGCGTACCATTTTCTTATATAAGGTTCCAACAGCTTTTGGCATGGGACCAGATCCAAATCGATCCTCAGTGACATTGATCAGGGTTCGTAGCTCTGCGTTGCTAAGATTTGCTGGCATGCTCCCTCCTTGTTGCTTCTGCTCCCACAGCCTCCAAAAAAAGGTTCATCCCCATGACGGTAAAATAATCCAATACACGAGGATTAACTTGCTTTGAATCTCGCAGACTCTTGATGACATCAGGAGCTTTCACCTTTTTTGCTAGGCCATGAATATATGCAATCCACGCCCGATATAGTTCCCGCTCATCAACTCCAAACCCCTGCATCATACACTATACTTCCTTAGGCGCTTGGTCCTAATTTCCTGTTCGATTGACTCCCACAACGTGGAAACCCGAGAAGCTAATTCTTCCTGTTTCCCGTTCTCCTCAATCCAGTTTATCAACTCACCCCTCCCCATTGAGATCCCAAATTCATCCTCATACAACGACTTGAGTTCAGGATCATCAAAAATCCAGGAGGTGATGCTCTTGATGCCTTCCATACTCCTTTCTTTCTTGGCTTCCTTGAACAGCTCCTCCTTTCCGTGTTCCTTGATAAACTGTACAAGTACCTTTGGAGTTACTTCCTTGCTCTCCTCTGACCACTGAATAGATTTCGAAGTACTACTCAGCTCACCTTGCTCTGTACGAAGATTAAACAGGAAGTCTAGATTTGACCCTGTATTATCCGCACCGTAATCAAAGAGGAGTGTAAAGAAACAACTGCGGCGCGGCCTGGGGGTCTTCGATTTCTTTGTACGTGCCTTAACCACAACTCCCACGGGTCGCTCTTTCCGAGTAATATCCTTCATATGAGCAAGCCACAACGCGGTGTGTGCATAGAAGTCAAGTGCTTTCCCTCCCGCTCGTTCCTGCTGGGGGAAGAGAGACCCAATCTTGTCACGAACTTGAGAAATAACGACTAACAGGACATTTTTCTCCTCTGTTAGTGCGGTCAACTCTTTAAAGAACTCCTGAGAGAGGAACTTCGCGGCTTCCATCTGAAAGGAACCCTTCTTATACTCGGTACCTTTCTTATGAGCAGCATACCTAGCCTCAAACTGTTCATGTATCTGCCTTGAGGACAGCCCATCCAAAGTATCGAGTACATATATTCCTATTTGATCCCCCTCAAGGCTATCAAGGAATGTTCGGTAGTTACACGCCCACTTCTCTACAGTACGAGATTTGACACGGGTTTCCTCGTCTGGTATGACTTTGAATCCATACAATTTCTCGGTATCGAAAGTAAACCCCGACTCGGCATCATCGTACACCCACCTTACCTTATCACCATGCATGTAATGGGCGGCAGCAATAAGTTCACAGGCAAGGAACGTCTTTCCAGAAGAACTATCCCCTACGATGTTTACAATCTTCCCGGTAGGGTACCCCATCCCTTCTCCACCACCAACAACCAGGTCAAGAAGAGTAAGTCCTGTAGAAAATCTTATATCACTCATCTAAGGGTATTCTCTCCTTTAGTTTGCGACGTTTCTCATACGAGACCTCGCTCACGTACATTACACGCTGAGGACCGGCTTGAATTGTGTCAACACCCCAAATCTTGATTCTGTTATACATCGCTGACAGGTTGACACCCTCTCGCTGTGCTAGGTCAGAAACCTTAGTATACCCCTCAGGGGGGACAACATTCTTCTGCATCAAGAATGTATTCAGCCCTGCTCGCTTGAATGTCCAATGATGCCCATCAGCAGACTTCTCCATGAACCCAAACCGTAACCCTTGATAGTAGAGAGCAGCCGACGAGATAGGCCACCCTCTACTACGGCAGAGCCTCAAAGCTTCTGCCGTAGTTAACATCTTCTTATTCGAGAAGTCTGACCCTTTCACTTAGAACGCTTCCTTTCGGCTTCGAAATCATCGCCACAACGATCCCAGACCTTGCATCTCCCACAGTCGGGGGTACTGTCCCAGTCATTAGGGTACTTGTGACCATGAGGACATCCACCCTTCGTCTCGTCACTCGGCTTGGACTCCTTACTATCATCCTTCCTCACGTCCTCGTCGTCTTCGTCCTTATCTCGGGTACGACTTCGAGTGGGAGGCGTGTCCTCGTCGTCTTCGTCCTTATCCCGGGTACGACTTCGGGTGGGCCGCTCGTCCTCGTCGTCTTCGTCCTTATCTCGGGTACGACTTCGAGTGGGCCGCTCGTCCTCGTCGTCTTCGTCGGAAGAAGCCCCTTGGCCGTAGACTTGTTCCTGGATCTCCTCATACGTAAGCAGATTCAAGCACTCGTCCAGACAGATGATTTCCTCCAGGAGATCCTTAGGGATACGTCCTTCCCTGGATTCGAACTGGAAGGATTTGAACTCCAGGAAATCATACATCCCTCCTGTGTTCATGGAACTCCTGAAGGAAACGACACTCCCGTTACCGATGTCGGAAAAGTCCAGCGGTTCACTTCCCGATCCGGAAGCAACGGCTTCTTCGATGAGTTCGCGTTCGAACAGGTAATGGGAAGCACCGAGAATCATCACCCCCCTCTTGTAATCACGGGCATCGACAACATTGTAGAACACCCGGCGGGATGCCTTTGCATTCCCATACTCCTTCTCCTTCCCTTGCTGACGGTATTCCTCAGCCATCTCACAGAGTGGGCAAGGTTTGTTATAGTTCTTCTTCAGACAGACGAAGTCCTGATCACCTCCACCGAACCTTTGGTGCACCCAGATATCCATGACGTAGTCGGTGTCCCCTGCCGACCATCTGCCTTTGGCAACGAGGGGATGTTTCTTCGTCTTGATCACGTAAGGAAGAATGATGATGCGGCTGCGTGTGCCGTCTTTGGGTTTGAAGAACTTCACTTCGGGGGGGAACGTAAACGGACCGTTACTGGCCCCAGAATCCTTCGTGCGTAATGACTCTGCATACCTTTTTGTAGAACTACCGGAACTTTTCATCTTTCATCTCCTTTATTCATCTGATTTCGAATGGCGTCGGACGCCTCATCGAGCCCTGACCGAGGCATACCAGTATCGACCATATAATACCCCTTGGACCACAAAACGACCAGATTGTCTATCTCCGACTTCTTGTGTTCCAAGGATTTGACAATCCCTTCCAGCCGATACCGCCACAGCTTAGCCTTTCTCAGAATCTCCTTACAGGCATCCACCAGGTCATCCTTGGCTACAAGGGCCTTGATCGTGGAGTCTGTAACCTTGACATTCTCTGGGGGGTTGTCCCGGTAAGACAACTCTACCTCCCCTAAAACTCGGTCTAGCAGATCATCTGCCTTATTTTCGTCATCGCGAATGTCTGCCAAAAGATCCGAATACCGAAGGTACAAAGTCGACTGCCGTTCGCACTCCCTCTCCAGTTTCAACCGGTTCGTACGAGTGTCACTGTGAGAGTCCTCCTCAGCCAACTTCATGGCTTCCGCGTGCTTAGCCATCTGCCTTTCCAGCTGCTCTCTCTGGCTCTGTGTATCCATCAACCGCTCCTTTATGTACTCAATATATTATTGATCCGAAGTCATGGAAGTTGAAAAACTAACTTAGTTTGAGGGG